GTCATATTTTTACGTCAACATTTGACAGATTTGCAATAGCCACAAAAAAAGGGATAATACAAGGACTTCATAAACTAAATTAAGGGGGTGCTTCCCGTGGCAAATCATAAGCCAAGCGCTGTCAAAGAGTTATCAGGCGCGTACAAAACTAATCCAAATAGACGAAACGATTCCGAACCAAAACCCAAGAGAGGAATCGGCAAAGCTACGAAACATTTTGACAATGACGCTATGGCCGAAATTTGGGATGAGGTTGTTGACCAGGTTTGTATCGGCGTTCTTGGTGACTCTGACAGGGTGAGCTTAGAAATACTTTGCCGGCTTATTTATGACATGAGATTTGATTGGGCAGAGTTTAACGGATCAAAGCAATCAAACTTAATTAGATTACTCGGTCAGTTCGGAATGTCCCCAGTAGATAGGCAGAAGCTACACGTTGGCGTAGAAGAAAAGAAAAAGAATAAATTCGCATGAGCAAATACCCTAACGTTGATCGCGGCCATCAATACGCAATTGATATCGTAAACAAAAAAATACTTGCATGTGAATATATAATCAAAGCTTGTAAGTATTATTTGGATTCATTGCGTCAGGAGGATAATAACGAAGACTATCCTTTTTACTTTGATAAACAAAAAGCTGAAATGGTTCTGAAGTTCAAGCAAGCTATGCCGCACACCAAGGGTAAATGGGCACAACAAAGATTACTGTTAACACTTGAGCCTTGGCAGTGCTTTATGAATATGAATATATTCGGATGGATGCGCAAAGATACAGATAAGAGGCGTTACCGAGTAGCTATTCTATTTGTCCCCCGCAAGAATGGTAAATCAGCAGAAGCGGCTACTACTGGTTTGTACATGTTGGCAGCTGACAATGAATATGGTGCTGAAGTTTATAGCGGTGCGGCCAATGAGAGGCAAGCAAAAGAAGTATTTACCCCCGCTCAGATTATGACTAAGAAGGATTCGGACTTTCGAGAGTTCTATGGTGTTCAATCTAACGCCTCTAATATTGTGATTGCTGAAAACGGTAGCAAGTTTGAACCTCTTATTGGTAATCCTAATGACGGGGCCAGCCCATCTTGTGCCATTGTTGACGAATACCACGAACACCAAAACGACAACTTGTTTGAAACTATGCAAACGGGCATGGGTTCCAGGGAGCAACCATTGATTTTAGTTATTACAACAGCCGGTGATAATATAAGTGGACCTTGCTATCAAATGATTAGCGATGCTCAGAAAATGTTAGACGGCGTTTACGATGACGACCAAACTTTTGCAATGATATTCACGATCGATAAGGGTGATGATTGGAAAAGTGAGGAAGCATTAATAAAAGCTAATCCTAACTTTGACGTTTCAATTTCTGGCGACTTCTTACGCTCTCAGCAAAAGAACGCTATTAACTCAGCACGAAAGCAATCAGCTTTTCAAACTAAGCATCTTAATATTTGGGTTGGGTCTAGATCTGCATACTTCAACTTAGAAAAATGGAATAATTGCAGTGATTCAAAATTAGATATTGTTGATTACTTTGGAAAGACTGCTTACCTAGGTTTGGATTTAGCATCTAAGGTCGATATTGCAGCACTGGTTATCATCATTCCAGTGGGTGAGAATGAATACGTAATGTTTAATAAGTCTTATCTGCCTGAAGAAACTATTTTGAATGGTAACGATGCCTATCAACAGTGGGCAATTGATGGCTGGCTAACTGAGACTGACGGACAACTAATAGATTTCAACGTAATTCAAGATGACATTCTTGATTTATGTAAAAACTTTGTTGTAGAGGAAGTAGCCTATGACCCATTTCAGGCTACCATGCTTGCCACTAGCTTAATGGCTAAAAATGTGCCTGTTGTTGAATTAGGTGCCACTGTGATAAACTTTAGCGAGCCAATGAAGCAGATAGAGGCTTTAACGCGAACAGGCGGCATAAAACACAATGGAGACCCATGTTTTACTTGGATGATGTCAAACGTGGTAAGTAAGACAGACAGAAAAGACAACGAGTACCCGAACAAAGAAAAACCTGAAAACAAAATAGATGGACCCGTTGCTATGATGATGGCAATGAATAGAGCTATGAACCATGTCTACATGGACATAGATGATTTTATAAACAATATGGTGAGCATTGATCAATGAATTTTTTGTCTTGGGCTAGAGGTTTACGAAGAGTTAAGGGTGAGCAAACAGAGGAGGGCTCTGGTGATTACAGCAATACAGCCTCAACAGTTACTTTTGATACAGCTATGCAAGTGTCTGCTTTCTGGGCTTGTGTTAAGTTACTTTCTGAAACAGTCGGAGCTATGCCGTTAAATTGCTTTGATGTCACTGAAGGCTCAAAGAAGAAAAACACTAATAACGATTTATGGTATTTATTAAACTATAAGCCGAACAGGTACCAAACAAGGACTGAATTCTTTGAAAATATCATGCTTAACCTTTGCACAAGTGGTAACTCTTACTGTGCAATAGATAGAGTTAATGGGAAGGTTATCGCAGTTACCCCTTTGATGTCTGCACAAATGACTGTATTTCTTGATGATAACGGCGCTTTGATTTACAAATACATCAACGCGAATAATGAAACTATAATCTATGAAGAAAGATCGATCTGGCACATTAAATTATTTGGCAATGGCCTTATCGGTTTAAGCCCTATGAGTCATGCGGCAAAAGCCCTAGGTGTATCGATAGCATTAGAGAAAAGAATTTCTGTACTTGCTGAAAACGGCGGTAATCCTGCTGGAATAATTAAGTATGACAAGATGCTTACTGTCGAGCAGAGAGAAAAAATTGAAGCCGCTTTAAATAAAAAAGGTAAGAATGGAAATAATTTATTCGTACTTGAGATGGGTATGAACTACACGCAAACAGGCTTAAGTCCTCAAGATATGGAGCTATTGAAAAATAGACGATTCCAGCTTGAAGACATAGCGCGATTTATGGGCGTTCCTTCAGTATTGATTAATGATTTAGCCGGCACAACTGCTTGGGGGTCTGGTATTGCTCAGATAATGGAGGGATTCTATAAATTGGGTCTACGTCCTTACCTGGAAAGAATCGAATCAAGCCTTAAAAAAATCCTTATGGATGAATCGGAATGGCAGAAAATAGATATTGAGTTTAATTTTGACTCAGTATTAAGAGCAGATAAGAAAACAAGAATTGAAACTTTATCTAAGGGAGTTAATGCAGGTCTTTACACCCCAAATGAAGCAAGATTACAGGAAGGATTGCCACCCCAAGACGGCGGTGACGTTATATTTTTAAATGGCTCATTACAACCAGCCGAAACTTTAAAGAAAGGTGATATGAATAATGAGCAATAATTTAAAAGCAATTAGCACGACCGAGACAGAATTAAGAGTAGGTAACTACATTATTCTATTCGGCGGTAATGATTTAGTGGGTGAGAGATTCTCAGCCAAGACATTACTAGAAAGTTCTTACACTAAGAGTTCGTTTCTACATGTTGACTTTGAGCATGGTATTGACCCTGATGACATGGGCATGGATAAAAACGAGATACTAGGTTTCGTTGATTGGAAAACAGCTAAGATTGATGAAAGAGGTGTATTTGTCGAGCGTGTTTTAAATCGTAGAGCGAGGTATATGGAGTACATCGAGCCTCTAATAGCTGAAGGTTTGGTTGGCAACTCTAGTGAAGCAGTAGCGGGAAAGACTAAGGTTAGCGACAACGGAGACATAACAGAATGGCCTCTAATGCGCGACACATTGACAGTTAACCCTTGTGAGCCTAGAATGTTATCCCAGAACAGCATTTCAGCAATGAAATCACTTAACATTGATTTTGCAGATAAAGAAGATAACTTGAAAACATTATCGGAAAGTAAATCATTAAAAGACATCGAGAAGACGATTCGCAAGAGTTTCGGCTTGTCACAAACTGAAGCGACAGCGATTGTCTCAGCAGTTAAAAACGTTTTGCACAGTGATTGTGGTAAAACAGAAAAAGAAGTAGAAATGAAAAACATACTTGAAAACTTTAAATTATAATCACAGGAAAATAAAATGTCATTAACAGCAGCAGAATTAAAAAGCTCATTAGATTCTATGTCAGTTTCTATTGATAAAAAACTTGAAGATAACGCGAAACTTTCAGGCATCAAAGCCAAAGAAGATATCGAGTCTATCGACAAAGAAATGAAAAGCTATATTTTAGCCTCTAAAGCATTAGCTGAAAAACAAGCTGAAGTCGTAAGTGAACTTAAAAACCAAGTCACTACTCTTTTACAAAAAGGCGTTAACCACGCTAACGAAAAAACCGAAGTATTAACTCTTGGTTCTTCATTCGTAGCCTCTGACGGTTTCAAGTCTTTCTTGAGTGGCACTAATAACCGCGCTCAAATGGAATTCAAAAATACCATTGTTAACTCTGGTAACGACACTTCTCGCCATGATCAGCTACCTGGTTTAGTTGAAGGTGCATTCCGCCGCATTAACGTTATGCAAACTTTGAATCGCGGTACAACTGGCTCAAACATCCTTTACTTTTCTAAAGAAGCTGGTTTTACTAATAACGCCGCCGGTACTGCTGAAGGTGCAAGCAAGCCAGAATCCGCTTTGACTTTTGAAGAAGCAAGCGAGGCAATCAAAACTGTTGCTCACTTCATTAAAGTCTCTAAGCAAGCAATGGCCGATTCAACTTTCTTAGCCTCTTACATTGACAAGCGCATGGTTCACGGCATTAATAACGCTATTGAAGTACAGGTTATTACTGGTGATGGTACTGGTCAGAACTTGCAAGGCTTCACAGCTGCGGGTAACAGTACAGCGGTTTTAGTTGGCTCTGCTACAAACTTCTTTGATTACACTAACCAATTGAAATACGCGGTTATTGCAGCCGATTACAATGCTGATGTTTACTACATTAATCCTAGCGATTGGCAGGCAGCTGAAGTATTGAAAAATGGTACTGGTGATGATCGTTATATCGGCGCTGATGGTGCAATGTCTTACATCAACGGTGGTTTACAGCCAATGCTTTGGGGTTTACCTGTGGTGTTATCTAACAACGTACCAGCTGAAACGGTAATTTGTATGGCTCGTGACGCGTCTATGTTCGTAGATCGCGAAAGCACTGTTATTCAAATGTTTGAGCAAGATGGCGACAACGTTACTAAAAACTTACTAACAATTCGCGCAGAAGCTCGTGTTGCTCAGTTAATCTTTAGAGCAGAAGCAATCGTAACAGCCGATCTTTCAACAATCGTTTAATTATTAGGGGCTGAAATATGCCCCTTTATTTAGGATCATTATGAAAGTTACAATATTAAAAACCTTTTATGACATGAAACTTGGTTCAGTTAAAAAAGGCCAAGAGATTGAATTAAAAGACGATGACGCAAAACGACTTTCTAAAGATGGTTATATTGCTGAAGTAAAGGTTAAAAAGGCTAAAAAATGAGTTTAAACCCGTACAATAGAACAATTAGACAGACCGAGCCGGTTAGTGAGCCGATAACTCTCACACAGGTTAAAGACCAGCTCAGAATTGATGATGCAGTAACTATCGATGACGACTTGTTGAATTTGTTTATTGCTGCGGCTCGCTCACGTTGCGAGTCATACGCTAATCGATTCTTTGCAAGCGCTGACTTTATAGTGTTGTTTGATGATTTTGGCGATGACTCCACTTTAGTTTTACCTTATCCAGATTCGACAGTTTCAAGCATTACTTACCTTGATGCAGATAAAGTAACTCAGACATTTACTGACTTTACTTTTGATTCTGACTTTCAAGAAATTATTCCAGATTCCACTTTTCCAGTGGGCTCAAATGTAAAGGTGTCTATCACAAGTGGTGCGGATTATACGAAAGCAAATCAATCGATGCTTTTATACGTGTCTGACTACTACGAAGTGAGAACGGCGGAGAAATCCAAAAGAAACTATGCGGCTGAAATGGGTCTTGATCAATTACGCGTTGAGATGGGGGCCTAATGTTTAGACCTGGAGAGTTGGACCAAATAATTACATTCGAGGCTGAAACTTTAGTACCAGATAATCAAGGTGGTCAAACTGTTACATGGGTGGCTTTTCCTAGAGATACATGGGCAAAAGCAAAGCCTATGACAGGGTCAGAACGTGATAACTTTGATCAACTGGAAAACCCTTCTACATATACCTTTGTTGTCCGTAATCGTTTTGATATAACTGAAAAGCATCGTATCGAATGGAATGGGCAGTATTATAATATTCGATCAATTCCAACGCGCGGTAAAAGAGATTTATATCTTCAGATTGTAGCTGAAAGAGGTGTAACTCAGTGAGCAAGCAAATTATGACTATGGAGCTTACGGGTATAGAACAGATTCAAGATTTACTTGATTCATTTATACCTAAAAAAGCTTTTAATTTATATGTTGCAACTGTTCGCGGTATTGCTGCCGAAATAGCAAAAGAGGCAAAAAGAAGAGTTCCGACAAATAGTAGA